ACGCCGTATGAGGCGCACAAGAACATCTGCAAGGAGGAGCAGCTTGAAGCTGCTCGAATGCGCACCATTAGCGCGTTGGTCAGCGCATTGAAGCAGGTAGCCGATCTCGCCGGGTTCGAAATCGTTGGCCGGGTTGCTCTCATGGATAAGGACTCCGGGAGGATTTTCAGATGAGTACCCCAAAGTGCGAGATGTGCGGCCGGGAAATCCCAAACGCCAAGAACCGTCAGAAGTTCTGTCCTGACTGTGTAAAGAAACGTCAGGCTGCACAATCCCATAAGTCATACCTCAAGCACCGCGAGTATTATCTGGAACGCAGCCTTGCTCAAGCTGAACACCGGAAGCAGGAAGCGCTAAAGGAAAAAATGCTGGAGGAGCTTCTGCTCGCCAAAAGGCCGGAGCCGAAGTACAACATCACGCAGGTGGTCAAAAAAGCAAAAGACCTCGGCATCAGCTACGGCTGGTGTTCGTATCTGCTTTCGGTCGGAAAAGTCTGTATGGAATGAAAGGAGAGCGCTTATATGACGCTGATTACGAAGTCCGAAGAATTGATGGCCGCTTCTGTCCGGCAGGGTGTTGAGCTTGCCGCCATTGAGGCCAAAGTGCTGCTGGGCTATCTGGAGGGGCATGACTACAGCCTGATGATGGATGACAAGTTCCATCTCGCTCTGCATGACAATCAGGACGGCGAGAATGCCGACAACGATCAGACGTACACCATCCGGGACTGCATCGACTTCTGTCAGGAGATGAACAGCGAGCTTCTTCTGGAGGAAGCGGGAAAAGAAGGCGGCGACCCGGACTATTTCAGCGAGCTTCAGAAGGACGAGCTGATTCTGGGCATGATGATGGAACGCGCAAAGGTAGCGCTTCCGCCCCGGACCAGCACCTACGATGTGGTCATCGTCGAATACCTGAAGAAGGTCGTACCCGTCGAAGCGGCGAGCTGGGAAGAAGCCAAGATGCTTGTCAACGAGGCGTGGGACAACGGAACCTACGTCTTGACCGCAGATGACTTTGCCGGGGTGAGCTTTACGCTCGGCTGCTGATGTCGTCCAAAAAGCAGTTGCATTATCGGTAAGCATCTGTTAAAATAGAGATATGTGGCACTATACCGAACAAAAAGGCCCCACACGGGGCTTTTTTGCTGCACAGATACAAACACTCTTTGGATACAAAGGCAGAATTCCAGACGAAACCAGTGGCACTTCTGTGTTTTGAAAATGCTCGCATTTTCGCTGCTTTCCATACCGGCATCCCGACTCCCGTCAGTATGGGCGATGCGATGCTGATTCTTTGATTATTTTTCCCGCTATTCTGTTGTTGATGAGCCTGATCCCGGGCTTTTTCATGAAGAT